ATCAGAAACTGCCTGGGTGGGCACCAAGTTTGATGTAGTGCTGGACAACAACGGCACACTAGATGATTTGTATCAGCAGGTCAAACGTCTGGTTCAAGATCGCCCGCCCGCCAAGTAACTTCGGTCTTGGCTATTTCTTCCACACAGTTGCGACAAACTGTACGCAAGTTTCTCAATGTAACATTGTTGAGATCACCATTAATGTGATACACCAACAACTGACTAGCAAGCCTTGCTCGAAACCCGCATTTATCACATGCGGGTTTTTTCTTGTATCCTGCTGACTTCCAACGTGGTTCTCTGGATTTGATTCCTCGATCCTTGCGTTGGCAAGTTTCGCAGCGACTGCGATAGTGTGTGACGTCTTCTCGGATGTAGTTCACAGCACATGATCGCTGATTACAGGCTTGACAAATGGGTCTCATGGGGTATTTAGTGCTTGGACCTTTGCCAAAGGGCAGCGTAAACTGGGTTTTTTTGGGTATGCCAATAAATATCAATAACTTGAAAAGGAACCAACCATGGCACTAGTATCACCAGGCGTAGAAGTAACAGTAATTGACGAGAGTCAATATATCCCTTCCGCTGTAAACACAGTACCCTATTTTTTGATTGCCACTGCACAGAACAAAGCTGATGCAGCTGGCATAGGTGTAGCAGCAGGTACAACCGCTGCCAACGCAAATAAAACTTATCTTATCACCAGTCAACGTGATTTGGCAGCCACATTTGGCGTGCCATTCTTCTACAACACCACTACTGGTACACCAATCAACGGTTACGAACTCAACGAATACGGGTTGTTGGCAGCATACTCTGCACTGGGCGTTACAAATCGTGCCTATATACAACGTGCGGACATTGATCTCACAGAACTAACTGCAAGTTTGAGTCGTCCCACAGGCGATGCCAACAATGGCACTTATTGGCTAGACACTAGTACCAGTCTTTGGGGGATCTTTGAATGGGATCAAACTGCCGCAACATTTACTAACCAAGTTCCTATTGTGATCACAGACATTGCAGATGTGGTTGATTATGCAGGTGGCGATTACACTCCACTTACCACAATTGGCAGCATTGGCGATTATGCTGTGAGCGCGGTCAGTTTGAACAATCAAAACTACTACAAAAATTCAGATAACGTCTGGGTTCTGTTAGGTTCTGATGCATGGAAAAATTCATGGCCCACAGTTCAAGGTACTAACTCTGTGGCTGGTGCTGGGCTGACAGTGGGTTCTAACATGTACATCAATGGACAATTGGTTACTGTACCAGCCGGCGGCACAGTTGCAGGGTTTGCTACTGCAATCACAAACGTGCCTATTCCTGGTATAACTGCTGCCGCAGTCAGCAACAAACTGACAATTTATGCAGACAGTGCTGCCAGTAATGACGGATCTACAGACAATGGTGGCGTAGTCAGTATCACAACAGGTACCATCGGTGGTGCTGCATTGTTGACTGCTTTAGGTATTAGCCCTGTTGAATACCGAGCCCCAAGTTATTTTCCAGGATACAGCTATCAGGCACCTCGTTGGAGAACCACAGACGTTAATCCAGCACCCACAGGTTCTATATGGCAAAATATCAGCCCTGCCAGCAATGGTATGAGTGTAAAAATGAAAAATTACAGTGCTGCACTTGACACCTGGGTCTTGCAAAGCAGTCCAGTGTATTCATATGATGGTTCAGCAAATTATGGTCTTGACCCAACAGGTGGTGGCAAAAACATCCCAGTGGGCAGCACTTATGTGCAGTATAATAGTGAAGCATACAACACTACACCCAATTCAAATGCTACATTTTTGTTGCTAGAAAGAATAGCATTAGGCGCTACCGTTGTAACCGGTGATACTACACCTGGCAGCAACGGCGATATTTTGTTTAACGCAGGTAACCAGTTTCAAGTTTTTGCCACAGTAGCTGGGTCAGACCTTACTGTTACACCTTACAATATCACTTTGAGTGGTACCAGTGTTGCTTCTTTTATTTCAGATGTTAGTGCCGCCAACATTCCTTATGTGAGTGCAGCAGTCAACAGTGCTGGAAACATTGTGTTTACTCACAGCCAAGGCGGTGCAATTTATGTTGATAACGTAACAGGCACACCAATAACTACTGCAGGTTTTACCACTGCTACGCCAAAAGTCCGCCAAGACCAAACCGCAGGATTTTTGGTCCTGAGCAATTGGGTCACTGCTGATTTATTCAACTATACTGCAAGCGATGTTGCGCCTGACCAAGATCCAGCAGATGGACGTTTGTGGTACTACAGTTCAGTCAGTGACGTGGACATCATGATCCAGGACAACGGTACATGGCAAGGTTATCAAAATGTCACCAATGACACCCGTGGCTTTGATCTTACACTGACCAATGCATCAGGTCCTATCATTGCTGCCTCTGAACCGCTGACACAAAACGATGCAGCCGAAAGCCCACTGCAATACGGCGATTTGTGGATTGACAGTAGTGATCTTGAAAACTATCCCAAAATGTACCGCTGGGAACAAGTCAGCGGCACAGATCAATGGGTTGTAGTTGATACCACTGATCAAATCACTTCGAACGGTATTTTGTTTGCAGACGCACGTTGGGCACCAAATGGCACCACAGATCCTGTGGCAGATCCGTTTCCCACAATTGAAAGTTTATTGATCAGTGATTACTTGGACTTGGATGCACCTGATCCTGCCCTGTACCCCCAAGGTATGTTGTTGTGGAACATGCGCCGTTCTGGATACAATGTAAAAAGTTTCCAAAGCAATTATTTTAATGCAACCACATTCCCTGATGATATACTGCCCACAGTGACTAGCACATGGCTCACTGCATCAGGTCTGCGTGATGACGGTGCCATGTATGCTGGACGCCTGGCACAACGCAAGTTGATTGTGGCTGCAATGAAGTCAGGCATTGACACCAGCCTGGCTGCACGAGAAGAACAAAATCAGTTCAACTTGATTGCTGCACCTGGATATCCAGAGTTGTTGGTCAACTTGGTTGCACTCAGCAACGAACGTGCCAACACATTGTTTGTTGTGGGCGATACCCCAATGCGGTTGCCAAACACAGGCAATGATTTGGTAACACATGCTACCAACAACAACGGTCTTGGAGTACCAACAGATGACGGCTTGACCATTGGCAGTGCTTATGCTGCTGTGTTCTATCCTTCCTGCCAGACCACAGACCTGTCAGGTAACACAGTTGTTGCGCCTCCCACACACATGATGGTACGCACAATTCTGCGCAGTGATGCAGTGAGCTATCCATGGTTGGCACCTGCTGGCACACGCCGTGGTGTGGTTGACAATGCTGAAGCTATTGGCTATATCAATGCACAAACTGGTGAATTTGTACAGTTGGCAGTGGGTCAAAGTGTACGTGACATATTGTATGAAAACAATATTAATCCTATTACTTTTATCCCAGGAATTGGTATCACCAACTTTGGTAACAAAACACGTCAAGGTGCTACCACAGCACTGGATCGTATCAATGTTGCTAGACTGGTAGCATTCTTGCGCGGTCGATTGGAAGAAATTGGCAAACTGTACTTGTTTGAACCCAACGATGAGATTACTCGTAACGAAATCACCAACACTGTGAACAGTTTGATGATTGACTTGATCGCCAAACGTGCTATCTATGACTATTTGGTTGTTTGTGACTTGAGCAACAACACACCAGCAAGAATTGACCGCAACGAGCTATGGGTGGATATTGCTATTGAACCTGTGAAGGCAGTGGAGTTTATTTACATTCCATTGCGTATCAAGAACACAGGAGAAATTTCAGGCGTGGCAGCATGATGAAACAGGGGGCCTGATACCAGGCCTCCATTTCAGGTAAATAAAACAACAGGAGATATAACAAATGGCAGTTTCATCATTACAGAGAATGACAGTACCCTTGGCCAGCGATCAAAGCTCGCCAACACAGGGTCTGTTGATGCCCAAACTCAAATATCGTTTTAGAGTGATGTTTGAAAACTTTGGTGTCAGCACACCAAGAACTGAATTAACCAAACAGGTCGTGAGCTTTGCCAGACCCAACTTGACGTTTGAAGAGATTGCAATACCAATCTACAATTCAACATTAAAGTTGGCCGGCAAACATACTTGGGCACCTACTTCGTGCGAAATACGCGATGATGCGTCAGGTGCTGTCAGCAGATTAATTGGCGAGCAATTGCAAAAGCAAATGGACTTTTTAGAAATGAGTTCGGCAGCTTCGGGCATTGACTACAAGTTTACTACCAAGGTTGAAATACTTGACGGTGGCAACGGTGCCAACACTCCTGTGGTACTTGAAACTTGGGAATTGTATGGCTGCTACCTCAGCGGCGCTGACTACGGTGCATTGAACTACAGCGAAAATGCTCCTGTAACAATTACTATGAGCATAGTGTATGACAACGCCAACCAAACACCCGAAGGCACTGGGGTTGGTACAGAAATTGGTAGAACTATAGGCGACGTGGTCACCGGCGCAGGCGTCTAAACATGCCAACGTTTGGCCAGGACTTCCTCAAAGGGTTCTTAGGCAACAACAGCTTGCGTGATTATACTCACGCAAGCAAAACGTTTACTACTAATGCCTTTGAATTAAAACCCAGATACAAGTTTCTCTTCCATGTTAGTTTTACACTTAACATGGCAGAGATTCCTTTCTTGCGAGGTGCATTCGGCAATGACGATGTGACCGATCTTAGTTTAGCGGTAAAAACCATAGACTTGCCAAAATATACTATTGACACAGAAACTCTAAATCAATACAATCGCAAACGAATCATACAGAAAAAAATCAACTATGATCCGATCAATGTGACTTTTCATGATACCAGCGGCGATTTGATTCGCAAGATGTGGTACTACTACATGACATATTACTACAAAGATGCCACACAACGGTACCTTGCCCCCAATAACACCAATGGCAGCAATGGTGCTGATGCACAACGTCAAGCAGGGTTTGGATACAATGCCAGTGACATCTATGCCAAAGAACGTGTGGGCAATGTCAACGACTGGGGATTCATTGGCGAAACGTTCAATGATGGGGCAACCAATGGTGTTGCTGGCGGCAAGCCTGCGTTTTTTAGAGACATTAGAATCTATGGCATGGATCAGCGCAAGTTTGCTGAGTATGTGTTGATCAATCCCATGATCACTGCATGGAGTCATGATCAATACAATTACTCTGAAGCTGGTGGTGTCATGCAAAATTCAATGACTATTGCCTACGAAACTGTGAAATACTATTCAGGTGCAGTGGGCCGAGCTCAACCAGGGGGCGACACCAATGTAAAAGGTTTTGCTACAGATGCACACTATGACAAGACTGTGAGTCCCATTGCAAGACCAGGAGCCAATGCCACTGTGTTTGGCCAAGGCGGCTTGCTGGAAACTGGTGCTGGTATCATTGGCGATTTACAAAGCGGAAGTGTATTGGGGTTGATTGGTGCAGCGCAAAAAGCTGGTAGACTCAATCAGACATTCAAAGGCAAAAATCTTGCAGCCATTGCAAAAAGTGAAGCAACTGCATTGGGCAAAACCACACTAATTCAAGGACTGCCGGGTGCTACCCGAGCAGTGGCCAACAAAGCCGATGGTTGGATTTTCCCCAAGCAAACATTCAACAGGAACAACACTGGAGTTAACCAAAGTCAGGCTGAGACTAATAGGTTATTAAATACAAGACAATGAGCACTGTAAATTATACCAATCCCAATATAGATTTAACCGTGAGGGTGTTTGACAACTTTTATGCCTACGATGCTAACGTACCTGCAGCAGAATATGACATTGTGTTCAGTTATTTCTTGAGTGTGATGAGTACCAGACAAGCTGCTGGCAACTTCACAGTGAGTTTGTTTAGAGTGGCAGAAACTACTGGCATCAGTCCACTGACCTTGCTGGACGAGTTCAAAGGCGTCAATGGTGTGAATCTCAGTGCCAGTTTGGCCTATTATCTCAATGCCATTCGCAGTGCTGCCACACTGTTGGGTGTGGGTGTTGCAGTAGTGCCCAACTTTTATCAGGCCAGAAACGTTTTGCTATGAGTCGTTGGGCACAGGGCAACTATGTCATACTCAATCGTGAAAAGTATGCGGGCAATGGCACACCGCGCTATAGATCAGGTTGGGAATTGAGTTTTATGAAGTTCTGCGACACCAATGATCATGTGTTGCAATGGGCCAGTGAAAGCATTGCTATTCCTTATCGTCATCCCATCACAGGCAAGGTCACACAGTATATTCCAGACTTTTTGATCACATATCGCAACAGAGACAACACCGTACGAGCCGAGTTGATTGAAATCAAACCCAAAAGTCAGAGCGTGATTGAGTCAAAAATGAACAGCCGGGACCGTGCTGTGGTAGCCATCAACTATGCCAAGTGGGACGCAGCTACCAAATGGGCCAGAAAAAACGGCCTAACTTTTAGAGTTATCACAGAAACCGATATGTTTCACAACGGTCGTGCTTGACCACTAAATAGGGCATGACCCGTAAACTTGAAGAACTTTTTGAACTACCCCCATCGGAAGACGCCCCTGTCAACGATGCTGGCACACCCCCTGTGGAAGATCTGCGCAGCCAACTACAAACCCTAGACGACAACATAGACAAAATTGATTTGGCCCTGCCGGGTGTGCGCGGCCTAGAAGCCAACGACGAAGAAATGGACGGCCTAGCTGACTTGGCCAAAAGCAGTTACAATGATCTCATGGACCTGGGCATGCAAGTGGATAGTAGATTTGCCAGCGAAATCTTCAGTGTGGCCAGCAACATGCTGGGACATGCCATCACAGCAAAAACAGCCAAGATGGACAAGAAGTTAAAGATGATTGACTTGCAGTTGAAAAAAATGCGACTGGATCAACAACAATCAGTGTTGGATGCCAAAGCCGCA